TCGGCACTGCGCAAAGCCGTGAGTGCGACTGCGGCTTTCGCGGGCTTAAAATGATATATGGCGCGTGCCCGCACTTCAAGTGGAAGGGCGAAAACGAATATAGGAAGCTTACGGAGGATAGTGTGGTATGACGGTTTTTGAGGATATTTCAAAAAGCCCCGAAAATCTTCGGGATTTTATAACTTCAATCACAAATAACAACTGCGCCGACTATTGCGAAGAAGGCTTCCTTCACTTCGAAGGAATGTTGAATATTTTGAAAATCATCGTATCTGAAATCATCAACAAAATAACCGGCATTGCCACAAAGCTTCTCGAAATAATCGAGTTTATTACAGGTGCAAATAATTTTGAAAGTGAGGGAAGTAATATGACAGTTTTTGAGGATGTTTCAAAAAGCCCCGAAAATCTTCGGGACTTCATAATTTCAATCGTGAACAGCGACTGCAACATATGCCCGTGTCAAGAGCTTTGCGAGGGCTATTGCGAAGAAGCTCTCCTTGACTATCTTGAAAGCGAGTGTGATGAGAGTGACACGTGAAGAAATTAAAAATCTGCCCGTCAACTGCGAGCGGGACCGCGAGATTAAAGCGGTTGCCTTGAAAATGTTTGACGCGGTATATCCGAAGGAGCTTAAAGAAGCTGCTGAGTTTAAATTAACCATTCGCTACGAAAATTCGATAATGAACCTCACGGGCGATATTCCGAAGTCAAAGCTTGCGCCCTCGCGGCGAAGCGTTGCAAAGTATTATTAAGGGGGAGAGACAGTGATTTCATATAAGTACAACGCGCTTTTAAAATCAATAACCGTTTCTAAGCTCGAAGCGGAGTTTAAAAAGAAAATCCGCGCCGAAGAAGAACTTGAATGGCTCGTTTTAATGTATATTTCACAACAACTCATATCTTTTAAATCGCCCTGCAAGGGAATAGACCTTGAAGGAGTGTCGGCAGCGCTAAAGCTTTTGGGCGTTGAGCTCACGGCATACGGCAGGGGCGAAAATGAAGCGCGCTTCGACCGTGAAAAAGCGGCAATCGAATGGCACGGCTACACTTACGCGAACGGCAAAAAGCTTTCAAAAATTATTACAACGGTTACGTCCTTCGGAACGGAGCAAAAAGAAAAGCCGTTATATGCAGAGAAAAAAACACGGCACAGAAAAGCCTACAGCGAGCTTTCGCCCGAGCTTAAAAAGAAGCTTAAAAAAAGATACAATTGGCACTAATTTGAATTTTGAAACCCGTCTGCTCAACCGAGCAGACGGCTTTGAAAACTCAAAAAAGAACATTGAAAAGTCTATTACATTATATATATAAGGAGCTTCGGCTCCTTTCGGGCTTGTAATATCAAATTAAGAAATGGGCTTTTAATAACAAAGGGGGCGCAGGGGGAAATGTGTTCCCCCGCGGAAAGGTAAAAGAGAGTATGAATGTAAGAGTGAAAGAGAAGTTTATACCCACAGGGCAATATGCCGAGGTCGAATACTACCCTTGCATACATCGCCCTCGTGCGCGCCGCGAAAAATTTCAGCCTACAACCGCCGCGCAAGAGGTTATAAATCAGCGTCACGCCGAAAGACGTTTAAGGCGGCTCATTCACGCGAATTTCACAGGCGATGATTTTTCCGTTTGCCTTGAATACTCTAACCTTTACCGCCCCGATGATGTCCGCGATGTAAAGCGCGACGTCAAAAACTTCCTTCGCAGGCTCAGACGCCGTTACGAAAAAAACGGCGTGGAGCTTAAATATATATATGCCGTTGAAGAAGCCCAAAACAAGCACATTCACATTATTTTAAATTCAAATCCCGCCGGCGGGGATGTGGACCGTCAGCGCCGCGAGCTTGAAATGATGTGGGGCTTCGGGTATGCGAATGTTGATAGATTACAGTTTACCGAATATGGGGTCGCGGACCTCGCCGCGTATATTCAGAAGCAGCATTTTGAATACAGGCGTTACACATGTTCCAAAAATCTTATAAAGCCCGGGGAAAACGCGAAAAAACGCCCGGTTTCAAAAAAACTGCGCGATGAGCTTTCTGAAAACTGGAATTGTCAGAGTTTTGTTGAAAAGCAATACCCGGATTATTTCCTTGTCCTCGATGAAAGCGAGTGCGTCAGAAATACATCGAACGGCTTCGATTACATAAGGCTTTTTCTGTGTCGAAAAGACGCAAAGCTTTCATTTTACTCGACAAGCCTTGCCGAGTATGATGAGCGAATTGCTTCGGCACTAAAGCGGCGGGCGAAAGCAAGTGAAAATTCGGAGTCTTACGGCTCCATACAGGACCGTTTATTTTAAACAACAAGGGGGAATACTATGAAAAAACAGGAGTTGGAGCAATACCGTCTGCTCGTATTGGAAAGAAAAGCCTTGCTTAAAAAGCTTCGGCAGCTCGATGCCGAATATCAAGGAATAGGTGCGCTTAAATCGCCGGCGCTTGACGGTATGCCGCACGCCGCGCCCACTGCGAGCGGCGTTGCCCTCACGGTCGAGCGCGCCGAGGAATTGAAAGCGGAATATGGAGAGCTTTTCAAAAAATACTGCTCCTATGTCAAGTCACTCGACAGGCAGCTTTTAAAAATCGAACGCGAGATTTCCCTCAAGCTCAATCCGCTTGAGCGCACAATCGTGCGCCTTAAATATATCGAAGCAATGCCGTTTAGAAAAATCGCCGAAGAAACGAATTACAGTGAACGTCAGGTTATGCGGCTTTGCGCCCGCGCCGTTTTAAAGCTCGAAAAACCGGCGAGACTGAAAAAATAAAAGATGTCATAGAATGTCACCCCAAAATGTGGTATTATCATATTGTGAAAAAAGCGAGAGAGCAGGGAGCACCCCCGCTCTCTTTTCTTATACTCAGACAGAAAGGAGCGAGGAAAACGCCCGAGAGAAAAATAGAGCAAAGCGGCGCGGAGTGCGAAGAGTGCGAATGGCTCACGCTCGTGAATGAAGACCGCGGCTTTTGCCTCTTTCCGAAATGCATTAAAAAGCGGCGGAAAAAAGATGTCATAGAATGTCATACTGAAAAGTGATATCATTATACCGTAAACAAGTGCAGGGAGCCGAAAAACGGCTCTCTGCATTTATATTCAAAAGAAGGGAGTGGGGCGATGCCTGCGAAGAAATTCAAAACGCCGAAGGCGCTTTCAAACGCCTGGGAAGAGTACAAAAAATACTGCGACGAGCATACAATCAAGCAATTTTCAAAAAAACGCGTAAAAACGAACGAAAACACGCGAAAAGATTCGTCCGCGCAAAAAATCAACAATGAAATTTCGGCGCCGCTGACGTACTCGATAGAGGGCTTTTGCGCGTGGTGCGGGCTTTCCCGCTCGGCGTTTTACGACACATACGACACAAACGAATATTCGGACATCGCAACGCGTATGCGCGAGGAATGCGAGGTCGATGCGCGGCAAAAGTTCGAAACAGGCGTTATAAACCCGAAGCTCGCCGGGCTTTGGATGTCGAAATTTGGGTATAGCGTGAACAATACAAACGCGAATTTCAATGCCGCAGGCGCAAAAGCGGAAGATAGCGAGGACGATAACGCACTACTCTCGGCTTTAAACACAAGGGCTTCGGAGGTGTGGAACAATGAGGCAGCGAAAAAGCAAGGCGTTTGAATGGCGAAAACTCTCAAACAAACAATTGCAGATATTTTCGTGGTGGTGCGAAAGCTCGCCTGTAAGAGATTTTGACGGAATAATCGCTGACGGCGCAATCAGAAGCGGAAAAACTGTGGCGATGGCGCCGTCTTTTGTTATATGGGCGATGACTTGTTTCGACGATTGCAATTTCGCAATATGCGGAAAAACCGTATCTGCGTTAAGGCGAAATGTTGTCAACACATTATTGAAACAGCTGCTTTCGCTCGGATATGAATATGAATACAAGCGGTCGGAAAATCTTATAATCATCTCGAAGGGCACACGCGCAAATTATTTTTACACTTTTGGCGGAAAAGATGAAAGCTCGCAGGACCTTATACAAGGTATGACCCTCGCCGGCATTCTTTTCGATGAAGTTGCATTAATGCCGCAAAGTTTTGTGGAACAGGGAATAGGCCGTTGCTCCGTCGAAAACTCTAAAGTGTGGTTCAACTGTAACCCTAAAGACCCGACGCATTGGTTCAAGAAAATGTATGTTGACGATAAAGCGGCGAAGCGATATATATATTTGCATTTCACACAAGATGATAATTTGACGCTTTCTGAAAAAACAAAAGAAAAATATCGCCGAGCGTTTAAAGGTGTATTTTACGACCGGAATATACTTGGATTGTGGGTCACGGCCGAGGGAAAGATATACATTGCGTTTGGAAAACATTTAATCATTCCGCTTGAAAAATGGAATGAAAAAGATGAAAGCGGGAATTATTTGCACCCTCTTCGGCGAGAAATCAAAATTGTAACAATGGGCGTCGATTTTGGCGGAAGCGGCTCATCGCACGCATTTAATCTCACGGGCTATACGCGGGGCTTCAAAGAGCTTATAACCCTCAAGGAGCGAAGAATAAAAGAAGAAATTGACCCTTCACAGCTCGAAAGCGAATTCTTGAAATTTGCAGTCGAATGCAAGCGCGAGTATCCGCAACTCACAACCGTATATGCCGATAGTGCGGAACAGGTTCTCATACGAGGCTTTCGCCGTGTGCTTAGAGAGGCGAATTTGCCGATTGCGGTTAAAAACGCCAAAAAGGGCGAAATACTCGACCGCATATATTTTTACAGCTCTATGATGAGCCAAAAGCGATATTATATTCTCTCAAACTGCACCGAAACATACGAAGCGTTTGAAACGGCTGTTTGGGATGAGAAAAAACGGGATGTGCGCCTTGATGATGGCACGACCAATATAGATAGTTTAGACGCACAGGAGTATTCTTCGGAACCGTTTCAAAATGCGATGATAGATATGGGACGGTAAAAACGAATGTCAAGGAGAGACAATGGATAACAATATTATAAATTTTCTGCGCGAAAAAGGCGTAAGCGTTGTTTATGGTGAACAAGATGAAATTCAAAGTAAGCTTCAAATATGGGAGCAATTCTATAAGGGCTTCGTTGACAAATTCCACGAATACTATGTCTACAACGGCACGGAAAAGAAGAAAAAAGAGCGCGCAACGCTTAACATGCCTGCGACTGTAGCGCAAAGATGGGCAGATTTATTACTGAACGAAAAAGTTGAAATTACCGCGCCCGATGAAAAAACGCAAAAGCGGCTTGATGCGCTTTTGGAGCAAACAAACTTTCTTGTTCGCGGAAACAATTTGATAGAGCTTGCCTTCGCCCTCGGCGGAGGCTTTTTTGTTCAATATTGGACCGGTAAGAAAACAAAACAGAAATATATCTCGCAAAAATATGCGTATCCTATAAGCTTTGACAGCGGCGAATTGACAGAATGCGCCTTTGCATCTTACAAAAACATAAGCGGAAAAAGGTATGTGTATCTTGAAACGCATATGCTTGACGAAAGCGGCTTCTATGTGATTGATAACTTTTTACTTTCCCCAAACGGCAAGGATGGGTTAAGAGAGGTTTCAAACGACTTTTATAAAGCGCATAATATCAGACGGAAATGGGAAACGAAAAGCGAGACGCCGCTTTTTCAACAAA